AGTCCATAAAACAAAAGCACCAGTAATCCAAGACTTACCAACACCTCGGAAGGCCTGAATCTGAAGTCTTTTGGGACCATTCTGCAAGTAATCTGCAATAGCATATTGAGCCCTAGTAGGAGAGGGTAGATCTAACTGCTCCCACAAAGCTTGAAGGAACAGTTTGAAATCATCTTGTAGGGCGGTTACAACGTTAGTCATGCGTTATCGTTTACAGAACCACTACCACTAGTTTCTGGATGAAAGATATTTATATTCTTAGCACCGTTACTAGCACCACTTTTGGATCCTAGTAATACGTTTGCTGCTCTAGCGATTCCTGACTTAGGAAGGAGAGCTTGGATTGCTGCGTTTGCTACTTGTTCTGTATTTGCCATGAGTTTCTCCTATACTATGGTTTTAGTGTTTTTCAATTGATCTTTTTTATATTCGTCAAGAGCTGCTTGTCGTTGTGCTTCTAGGTCTTCAAATGCTTGGTCTTTAAAAGACAAAGGCATCTCTGCTATTAAAGCTTCAGATGCTGTTGTATTAGCCATAGGATCGTCTGTAAGGGGGTTGTAATGTTGTTTGTGTTAGATTGTACTAAGGTATGATTTGTTTGACCTTCCTGGCGGTTCTAGCTGCCGATACGAGATTATCTTCATCAGGTACTTTCTTGACCTTGTGGAACTCACCTGTTGCTATATCATGCCCAGTTAAACTTAACTCAATAGCGGCTTGAACAGCATCACCAGCTCCAGGAAATTCTCCAGCAATTCCACCTAATAAAGATAAGCCGGATTTGGTCCACTGACCTCCTGACATATATCCGATGGCTTGTAAAGCACCAGATCCGAAACTTACACCAGGCATTAGTCTGAAACCTTGTTTAAGTAAAAGTTCCCCTGCTGCTTGTTGAAATTTCGGACTTGTCATTATTAAACCGAGTCCTCCACCAAGATAGTCTCCTGCCGCGACTCTAGCTAGAGATTCAGCTCTATTCAATCCTGATGCTACTTTAGTATAACGAGCTAGTTGACCAGCACCAGTTATGCGTGATATATTACTTAATTTATATTCTGGTAATATAGTGCCTCTTGTTTTAGCTGCTCGTTGTTTAGCTATTGTACGTGCATCAACAGCAGTTTGATCATAACCAGATCCAGTTTTGGTTAAAAATTTATGAAAATTAGGTTGACTAGTACCAGATGTTTGTTGGAAATCTAGGATACCCCGCTCTAGTTGACTTAATCGTATTTCAGGTGTTGCTCCTACACGAATTTCAGCACCATCAGGACTGTAGAATGCCTTAGTGGTGTCACCAAAAGAAACATAAGAACGTTGCCACTCTGGTAAATCACTAATTCTCTGATAATTAATATCCGCATGTGGATTATAAGCTTCAACTACCCTTCCTTTACCCGGTATATCTTTATAAGCTTGCCCTGCTTCGTCAATACGATAACCTTTTTTCTTTATAGCTGCTGTCCAATCATCCTTATCAACTGGTGCCATCATATAATCAGCTAATGATCCAGACCAACCTGCTCCGCCTACATATGCATCTTGAAGCTGCTCTAAACCAGCAACTTGGTAACCATGTTTATCGTAAAAACCTGGTACATTTGGTACTATATTAGACCAGTATGGATGCATTAATTGTTGAAGAGATGGTGTTCTAGGTTGAGGTGCTATATTCTCTGTACTGAACATACCTCCTGTAGCCATACGACCACCAAATAATGAATCCATAATTGTACGTTCACCAGTAGCACCAACTGATGCCCAGAAATGTCCTACATCAAATTCAAAACCTAATTTTTTTGCAAGTTCTGCATTTAGCTCATTAATTGCTGTGTAAGAAGTTCCACCCGGTCTAACCCATTTCCAAAAGTTTTTTTCACTTTGACCTAGCTTCCAACCATACTTTGCCCAATTATCTGGAGTGTATACGTTACCTGTCTCTTCTACTATCTTCCGCATTTTATTATGTAACGTCTTCACTCTATTATTAAAAAGCCGTTTAACTTCAAAAGCATCTGCACCTTCTTGAAGTAATTTCGCCATTGCTACTTTATGCTCTTCTAATATATCTAAATTTTTAATTTGTTTTTTAAATAAACGATCAGCAGCTTTTCTAGATTCTAGAAACTCACGTACTAAATGTTTGTTTAGCTTTTTAGGTTCCCAAGCTCCAAAACTTAATTTTTTTACTTTTGCTTTACCTTTATAATTCGGATTTAAGAATGCATTAATACCAGATCTAATTTGAATCGGTTTCTTATTCATAACCCAGGTACCTAAATCTTTATGAGTTCTAAGTTTAGATATTTCAGAATCTGGTAAAGGTTTCCCTGTTAGTCGCTTGTGTTCCTCGTTAACTTTTTCATATATTACTTTTAATTGATTCCCATATTCTATTTCATAAAGTGCTTTATTTTTCGGATCTACATTCCAGAATTTCTCACCAGCAACTATTTTAGGTTTTATAGTAGCAGCATCACCACCTATTATATTCCTAGTATTATGCCCCATACCTCACTCCCCAGTTAGATCTTTCAATTGATTACGGAAACCACTTTTATTTACATTAACATCATATCCTGCTTGACTTAAACGTAGTTTTGCTTGGCTAAGTCTAAGTGAATTCTTACCACTAGCAGCAGTAGACATAGTTTCTAAATCTTTTATAGTTTGCTGCTTTATTTGCTCCTCTGGAGTAAGTTTCGGTGTGGTGGCATCGGTAATTTTAAGGCTTGAGTTAGGGTTGAACTCATCACCGCCAGGTTTAAGTTCTCCGTAGGAATTTGGAACATTAATCTTTTCCCCGTATCGCTTCTCAATGCCGGTTGGGAAACTTGATTTACCTTTAAATTGATTAGCTATACCATCCTCTCCGGTTTCCGAACCCACGCCTTGGAAAGCCAGCCTTTGTTTAGAGCCTAAATCTGGGAATTGATTGCTTTGTTGTATACTTAGATCCCTATTCTTAACCTCATTGTTTGCAGCAGCCATTCTTTGTTGAATCCTTAGATTGGCTGCAGCATCAGGTTTAAATTCTTTTCTATCATCTTCAAGATTTGATTGCTGCTCCTCTTGTGCTAAACGTGATTTACGTCCTAGAACTGTCTCCTTACCTACACCACCATCTGCCCAAACACCTATTTTCATAAAGTCGCTTAAAGCAGCCCCAACTGGCCTGACGATGTTTCTATTTATAGAACTATACGCATCTCCTCTTAACTTATTTTTAGCTGCTGTACGTATCTGTCTATTATTATCTATTAACTGCCGCTGTTCCTTTTGAGATACTACCTCACCAGTTTCTTTACTAACTAAAACATTCCGACCACCTATACGTTTTCTAGTATAGAGATTAGCTGGTATACGTAAAGATTGCTGAACTCTTTCGTTACTGACTCTTTTATTTGTTTTATTATCCCAAATAAAACGTTCAGTATTTCCTTGTAAATCTCTAACTTCTTTAGATGTGTATCTATCAGCCATAATTACTTCCTCTCTGCGCCTCCTCTTGCGCGGTTACGTTTACGTGATTCAACGACAACTCGACCACCCTTGTGTGACATATCTTGTTGAGGTCCAGGGTTTGCCTTACGTCTTGCTATCTTTAATTGAGAACGATACTTCCTTTTAGCTGGTGACTTACCTCGCTTAAGTTCATCTCTCCTATGTTTCAATCTAGATCTTTTATTCTTCCGATAAAACCTAGCTGTTCGTCCTGGTTTAGGACTTAACTTTGGAGCCATATAACCTCCTATGGATAAGTTCAGGGTTTACTTTAGGCATTACACTTGCTAATTTATCTAGTGGACTGCCTTCATAAGCGACACCACTAATGTCATTTGTCTTCAGCCAATCACAGGCTGCTTTTAAATCTTGGGTAGTAGCTTCACCACTTTTGACCCTCTTCAGGAATTCTGTCGTGACAAGGCTATGTAATTCATTGAATTGGGTTTCAGTGGCTTTGTTCATTTACTTACCTCCAGGGAATAGTGCTTGTTTAATCACTGCTACTGCTTTATCATCTAAAGTGTTTTCAGTGGATGAAACCAGTCCTTCTAGTAGATCAACAATCAGTTGTTTTACTGATGTAGATTTAATGAAGGCGAATAGGATAGGTTTAATTAGTACAATCATTTCTTAGTAGTGGTAGTGGTTTTCTTTGATTTTGGTGCTTTAACTTCTTTTTCTTTAAGAGCTTTTTCTGCCGCCTCTCGTTGGAAAGAAGATACTTTGGATAGATCGATATCGGTCATTTTGTAAAAGGGTTGATTTTATGCCACCAAGGTTTTGGTGGTGGAGGAGGAAGCCTTGCAATTTGTGCTTTAGCGACTTCCTTCTTAAATGCAGCTATAGGTATAACATCACTACACATGTGATATACACGTGTGTTAGGACGTATCATAAAACCTTTCTGCTGTAATTCTGCACATTTT